GCAACGGCGGCTCTCCGTCAATTATTAGACGCAGGAACTTTATCAAACTTACCAGCAGGTTTTAAACAAAGAGGTGTTAGAGTTAGAGACGAAGCAGCTCCAATACAACCGGGTGAGTTTAAAGATGTAGATGCACCAGGTGGATCATTACGTGATGCATTCTTTCCGTTACCATACAAAGAACCATCACAGACACTATTAAATTTACTTGGTATTGTTGTTCAAGCAGGTCAAAGATTTGCAAGCATTGCTGATATGCAAGTGGGCGATGGTAACCAAGCAGCTGCTGTTGGTACAACAGTTGCGTTATTGGAGCGTGGTTCAAGAGTCATGAGCGCAATACATAAGAGGTGTTATGCAGCAATGAAGGAAGAATTTAAATTATTATCTAAAATTGTATCTCAATACTTGCCACCAGAATATCCTTACGATGTTGTTGGTGGTGCAAGAAATATTAAACAAACTGATTTTGATGACAGAGTTGATGTCGTGCCAGTTGCAGATCCAAATATATTTTCGATGTCACAGAGAATTACACTCGCACAGACACAGTTGCAGATAGCAACATCAAATCCACAGCTACATAATATGTATCAGATATATCGAAACATGTATGAAGCCATAGGTGTTAAGAATGTAGATGCAGTATTACCACCACCAGCACCAACAGCACCGATGGACCCAAGTATGGAACACATTAATGCATTAGCTGGCAAACCTTTTCAAGCTTTTCCTGGTCAAGATCACAGAGCACATATCACAGCTCATTTAAATTTTATGTCGACTAACATTGTTAGAAATAATCCTGCAGTTATGGCTGCAATACAAAAAAATATTCTTGAACACATATCTATTATGGCTCAAGAACAGGTACAATTAGAATTTAGAGAACAATTACAGCAGATGATTATGATGCAACAACAAGCTGCAACTAATCCACAGATGCAAGCACAGCTTCAAGCGCTTACAAATCAAGTTGAAGCTAGAAAATCTGTGTTGATTGCAGAAATGACAGAGGAATATATGAAAGAAGAGAAGAAAATTACGTCACAATTTGATAATGATCCTCTTTTAAAACTAAAATCACGTGAAGTTGACCTACGTGCAATGGAAAATGAACGAAAAAGAGACAACGATGAGGCTCAACAAGACCTTGCAAGAGCAAGATTGATGCAACAAGGTGAGATTGCAGAAGATAAAATGGATCAAAATGAAGATTTAGCAAAATTACGTGCTGGAGTTAGCCTTGCAAAGACCGGAGTGCAACAGGCAGCGGTAATCACGGAGGATAATTAATGCCATTAAACAAAAAAGGTAAAAAAATTATGAAATCCATGAAGAAACAGTACGGAAAAAAG